TCATGACGAATATTCTTTCTTTGTTGTTCTGCTTTCTTTCTTAAAAGAAGATTGTATTATATAATTCAAAATACTTTGCATGAAGAGAGGGGATTTTCAATGATTCTTCGTGTAGATTATCTCTATCTATTTCTGCATCTTTTTCCCACATCTCTTGAATAGAATCAAGAGTTACGCTCATAGTTTATTGCCAGATAAATCAGTGATGTTAAAGATAGTATACTTGAAAGATACGTCTGCTGTAAAGTAATTTATATCCTCAGCCGTGGCATCAAAATTTAGTGTTGATAATGTTGTAGGAAATAAGTTTTGGAATACAACTTTAAAATTAGGATTCTCTGCACTGGTTAAAATTTGAAGAGTTCCATCAGAATAAAAATTTAATTGAGACTTATCAGGTTGCTCTAAGTCGGGATTTGCATTTTGGAAATCAAAAGCATCCTGTAGAGTTTCTGCATAACCAACTGATCTTATCCAATTAGATATCTCAAGATAATTTTCTAAATTCTCATCAACAAGAAAACGTAAATTAAAATCACCAAAGGTAACCTTATCGCCAGGTAGGGGTATATCTTTCAAGTAAGTAGGTTGTTCGGCAACACCTAGATTTAACTCAGGAATATTTGCTTCATTACCAAAGAACGAAACCTTAGGTGCTCGGTTTAAAACAAACTTAAACCCAGTAGGTGATAAAAAATTTCTATTCTTTATCTGATTATCGTATATACTAGCCATTCAACCTTTTCTAAGTATTTAGACAAAAAAAAGACCCTTCCGAAGAAGAGTCTTTTGAGAAATATAAGCATCTCGCTTACATAAGGTTCTTAACAGCAACACGTCTGTAGTAGCGGTTAGCATTAAGATGAAGTTTACCCATACCTTGCTGTGATCCATCGGCAAAGGGGTTCGCAACGATTCCGTAACGAGTCTTAAATCCGATTTTTGGCTGGAATGAATTCTCTCCAACTGCACGAACCATCTGTAGTGGAACGTATGGGCAGTAGAACAGACCAGCATCATAAGGAGATGAACCCTTATAACCAACAACGTAGTATTGACCGCCAAGTGTTGCAGGTGCACCAAATTGTCCTTGGTTCTGACCACCAGCATAAGGGTCAATGTATACTTTGTACTTACCTTGTAATGTACCAGCAAATGTATTACCAGTGTCATCAACGTTAAGGTTAGCGTTAAGAGCAGGAGTGTAGTCAAGTACACCAGCCATTGTTAGTGCAGAAGCAACGTCTGCAGAACATAGGATGATGTTACCCTTTCCACGACGAGTTCTTTGAGCGATTGCGTTAGCATCTCTCTCGATCTGGAATAGAAGTCCTTTGAACTTCTCAACAGACCAACGACCATTACTGTCAACGTCTAAGTCGAATATACCACCAGTAGCAGTATTAGCAGCAGCACCCTGTTCAGCAATCTTGTAGATAGTTCTAATAACTTCTCTGTTGATTTCCGCAAGGATCTCAGTAGAAAGGATATTAGCAAGTTCTGCTTCAGCATTTAAGCCGTGGATTGCCTTAAGGTCTTGAGCTAGCTCTAGTGAGTACTCAGCCTTTAACGCACGAGATTTCGCAGTAACTGTTACTTTCTCGATGCTGAATGCCATCTGGTTGAAGGCAGTGTTGCCTGTACCATCTAGTTTTTCAGCATTATCTGTACGCATACCTTGACCTACATCGTATGCAGTCTCAGTAGCAGTAGCAGTTGGGTTCAATACAGCAGGGTTAGAACCACTCTGTGCTGTAGTACCCATACCAACAGCAGCTGAAGTCCAGCCCTGTGTTAGGTCGAAGTTTGCGTCCTGACCAGAGAAAGCGGAATCCACTTCATTGTAGAAGGTCTCCGTTCCTGTCATAGTCTTATAACGTGAACGCATTGCGAAGATTAGTCCAGTAGGACCACTCATTGGTTGAACGCCAGCAAGATCATATGCGATCAAGTTTGGCATTGCACGTCTAATCAAAGAGATTAGAACGGGGTCGAAACCAGCAACTGGAGAAGATGCTGAACCGCCGAAACCAGCATTAGCACCAGAATTGGTGTTAACAGTTGGTTGCTCAGTCAGCATTGTAGTGCCGCTTTCAAATGCTTGTTGTTCTCTAAGGAACTTTTCTTGGTTTTCTAACAGGACTGCGGTTACCGCACGACGATGATTATCTTGGATTTTTGATGATCCTTCATGGTCGAGAAGTGGTGCCCACTTTTCCTGCAGTGCTTCGGATTGAAACATTGCTTTTTTTACCTATAAAGTGTGAAATTTACGTTTGATTAATATTAAAATCAGTTTTTGCTAGTCGCAGACAGTGCGTTTAGGTATGATGCCATTGAGTTAGAATAAGATTCTGGTGCAGGGGCAACTCCCTCTGATAGTGTCTCGGTCTTAGCATTTGCTGGAGCTGACTTAGTTGTAGGGAAATAAGATTCCTTTAACGTCTCCAACTTTTCACGATATTCTGTTTCACTTTCAAACTCTACACTTTCAGCAAGTGAAGCGAGCTTCTCTTTCTGAGTGGCTGCAAGGCCTTCAGAAACAGACTCAAGAATACCATCGGCAACAGACTCTGCAAGTCTCTTGTTTAATCCGACATTCTTCTCAATTTGCTCATTGAGTTTGGACTCCATATCATCTAGTTTTTCTACCATACTCTGTAGTACATCATACTTATCTTCAGGGATTGATACATAATGTTCTTCAAAAAGACTCTTAAGACCAGTCATAAAGGACTCAGAAAGTTCTTCCTTTAGACCGTTCTCTACTGCGAGTTGGTTCTCAGTGAACCATTCCTCGGAAACATACTCAAGGTAGGAATCAACACGATCATTAAGTGCTCCTTTGATTTCCTCAACCTCTTCAAGCAGTTTTGTTTCGTAACCTGCTTCTAGAGATTCCTTGATCTGCTTAACTTGACCTTTAACTGCAGTTTCTAGGATTGTCTTTGCTTTTGCTTTAAAGTCTTCAGACAATTCTTCACCAGCAACTAAGGCATTAACATCTTCTTCGATGTCAATTTCTGTGAATTCAGGTGCTTCAGCAACTACTTCTTCTTCAGTAGTCTCTTCTTCTGCAACCACTTCTTCTTCTGCCACTACTTCATCAGTAGTAGTTTCTTCTTCTTCGATTACAGACTCATCAGATACTTGCTCTTCTTCAGGCAAAGCATTCTTTTTATCTAATGTTGGCATAGCTTTATCGCCAGCTTCAGCATTTTTAGTAACTACATCTCTTACTTGCTTAAGAGTACCAGCAGCATCTTTCAGTTTTGCTGAATCGTTATCTGGTTTATAGTTATCAGGTGTAGGTCCACCGAGGTCTTCAATTGATGCTTGACCAGGTGTACTGTTAGCAGGAAGTTTCTCCATAGCCTGCGCTGGTGCTGCATTAGCATTAACGGCAGTCTTGGATTGCTTCGTGCCTACTTCCATTTCTTGTAAATTGTTGCCACTAGACATTTGGGTAATCTCCGACTTAGTTCTGTAAAAGTTAAAATCTATATTTATTTATAATGTTAAAGTTTACAATGAGTTAATAAACTCATTAAATAAACCTATTTTATGCTCTTCGAGCTGTTTTTGCTCTGCTAAAAGCTCAATTTGTGTTTTTGTTTTTTCAGCAAGTCTTTCACGAAGGGTAGTACCTTCCCAGACCCACTCTTTTCCTTCCATAATTCCCTCAACAAATGCATCGGGAGCAGAAGGATCTGCGACTATATCAGCAGCAGTTGCCAACATAAAGTCATCACCAACAACATTAAATCCTTCTTTGGTTGGTTTCAATGAACCAATACCACGAGAAGAAACGCCAAGTTTAACACCTTCTTTAATGAGTGAAGATGCAATTTGACCCATTGGTGTGTCGAGAATTTTCGCTCTACCAATGAAATTAGAACCGTGCTCTTTTAAAGAGACGATTTTATGTGAAACTCTATCAAGATTCACAGTGGGACTATCGGGATGACCCAATTCTCCCAATGCTCTACCAGATTGAACATTGGACTCGTTATAACGGCCAACTTCTTTACGTAGAGTATCAATAGGATACATACGACCATTTCTGTTCGTAATGTTTCCTTGAAGGAAAATACCTTCGATATAAAGATTCTGTTTACCAGACTTTAATTTCTCAGTAATAAACTTAACCGATTCAATTTCTTCTCTAATGAGTTTCATTGGAAATTAACCCCCAGTAATTTGAACTTGTTGACAATGAACAAAACCTTCACCAGCAGCAGTTCCTTTAAGAGCAGCTGCTCTCCAACATGAAACTAATCGTGCATTACTTGATATACTAGTTTGAATTAAACTACTATTAGTATTAACGATAATTTCTACATTATATGGATATTCGTTATTAGGAAAATTAGCACGAGTATTAATCGACGATACCGTTGTAATTCCGCACAGATTTTTCCAATAAGGATCAGATGTATCTGTATCACAATCCGTTAGCATCACTGTTTGTCCTGGAACAAATTGTGATCCTTGACCTTCTGCCACTCTAAATGCAGTGGTAGTTCCAGTAGTTACTCCGACAACAGGTTGAGACCTTACTTGTCCAATAGAAAATACTGAGGGAACATCCCTTACTGCTAAAAAATCAGCAGTTGTTGCTGCCATATTAGGTGCAGTTGCAATAGCGACGTGAGCATGACTAGCTCCCACTGCTACCACTCTTATATAAGGAGTTTGTTGAGTGGTCGCTACAGAAACTGTATTAGCAGTATCTATTCTAATGTTAGGACCAACCGGATTTATAACGGCCATTATGGATACAAATTCATTGTCTTATTTATTTATAATTACTCTTCGGCTGGTGCATCTTGTGCAGCAGCAGTTTCACCACTAATTGCAGCAGCACCTGCGGCAACCGCAGCCGTAGCAGCTTGTTCATCCCCAAAAGTACCTTGTGCTACCTCTGGACGATATGAATCAACTTTCTCTGCAGACTTTGCAAAAAGCATATCTTTGATCTTATCACTTATCTCAGATGGTGACTGATCCGCAATAATCATATCCATCAATTCTTGTTGCACATCATTAGCTACTTCATCAGAAGCTTGTTGATCTGCGTTCATTTCAGTTTCAGTATCAGGCATTGTATTAAATGTGAGTAATCGTTAATATTTATGTATCATTCCCACTAGGGGTAGAGTCATCAATAGATGTATCCACTTGATGGTGGGTATAATTGTAGTCAGTAATCATAGCAAATAACCGTCCTTTATACCAATCGACGAATTCCATTTCTTCTTTTGGTCTATCAGGTTCCCCTTGCCAAACAGTTTTATAATTATCAAGAGAACTGTATATCATACGTACTTCTCTTATATTAAATCTTTGTTCAGCCCACCACTCCATGTCATCAGAATCTCGGCGGAAATCATAATCATCTTTCTTTCCACCGAGTCCCATCAAATCTCTCCGCCTTTTGGTTTAACCAAATTAGCGTCAGATTGTGCAACAGAAGTATCAACTGCCATAGATCTTAAAGCAGCATCGGGTTCAGCTTCAGTAGCACCAAGTTGAGTTGGATCTACTGGTCTCATTCCACCACTACCTTCTGGATCCAACATCATATCTTGTTCAATTGCAGCAGGATCTGGAATAATACCATCCTTAATTTCTTTCTTAATCAACTTATCCTGTTCAAGAATTTCATCATCAGATTGACGTAATACCTTACGACGTACCCAATCCTGAGAATAATACTTACCAATATATGGTTCAGTAGTTGCAAGCAATGCTAATCTTTCATTTTGAAGTTCTGCTTCCTTTAATTCTGTGAAATGATTGTCATATAAAAAGTCATATTGTATATGCTCACGCATTGTTTCCCAATCTTCTGGGGTGACAATATTCTTTAAAATTAACTGAGTTTTAAGTAAATCATTAAACATTCCCGCAAATCTTTTACGTAAACGTGCAACAAACTTACTAAATTTAACCTCATCTCTTAGTATCTCTGAGGATCTTCCCAGATTAAATCCTCCGTCTCCCTCCATTCTTGATGGGGGTACGTTGAGCGACCTATAAAATTTCTTTTTGAAGTACTCAATATCCGTGATTTCACCAAGGTTTTGACCTCCTGGTAAAGTAGAAATTTCAGTTCCACGACCTCCTTCCCTTCTAGGGAGCCAGAAATCTTCAAGCATTGCCATGTACTTTTTGTCATCTCGAATCTCTCCTGTAGATGCATCGTAGACTAATTTGTTACGATATCTCATCATCACGTCACGGAGATATTGCTCTGCCTTCATCTTCGGCAAATTGCCTACATCTATATAGAAAATTCTACGTTCTGGAGCACGGGATAAACGATATATTACTAGAGAGTCCTCAATCATTCGGAGTTGGTTTACCGATTTAATTGCTTTATGCAAATATGATAGAGTATTTCCTTTATTTCTATCAACTAAACCAGAAGTGCAATAAGTAATTGCATCTTTTGCTATCTTAATTCCTTGACTAGGACCAGTAGCATTCATGTTCCCAGTAGGAACTCCTGATTTTGCATTATAAATGAAGTATTCTTCCAGTTCTGGAAACTCATAATCCATTGGATTACCAGTATCACGTAAGACTGGAGCTTTATACTTATCAGCATCTTTCTTCTTTTCTTTACGTATATAACGCATTTTCATTGCGTCAATATAACGTAATTCTTGAAGACCTTCTTGTGGTTTCTTTAAATCTATTATTTTATGATAATAGATTCTACCATCAATATACCAATTTCTATAGATCTCATGAGATTTTTTATCAAAATCCAATAGATCTTTAATAAATTTAAATTCATTTCTAATTTTCTTCTTAATACCATCACTAGCATTAAGATGGTCTAAATCTAATTCTACTGGAGAATCATTCATATCAGAAACAATTGCTTCATTCACAATATCTTCAACAGCACTATCCACTTCTGGATGTAATGCCATCTCACGATATCTTTTAATTAACTCAAATTCGGTGCGATAAACACCTTCCAAATCAACATAAGACCCAAAAAAACCACTACTCATATAGTGGTCATTCCCATCCTCGTCATTAGGAGGTATGGGAGAGACCGCATTAGGAGATAGTGGTTCGGTATCCTCTATCGAGAATCCAAATAATTTAGACATGATTTATCAATATCTTTCTTCTATTTAGCTTCTTTTATTTAGCTTATCCGTTAGGACCTCCTGAGATTAGTTCAAAGGTCTGAACTTGGAAATCTACAGTGAATTCCTCGATTGCATCTCCAGTATCATATGAAAGATCAATTGCAGAGATTGCAGTTGGGAAAATATCAATAAACTTATACTCTTTAAGTACAGCATTTGATTCACCTGAACTGTCCCTACTACTCTTAACAGAACCTCTACCTAGTTGATAAACTGTAGCATCGGTCATATAAGAAGCTGGTTCAGTAGCACCAAGGTTGTTGCTGAGTTTAGAAATTTGATCCATCCATGATTCGAAAGCATTTCTTAGAATGAAATCTTCGTCGTTGATGACTGTAACAGTCCAAACATCAAATGTTCTGTCTCCTGCAACTTTAAAAATACGACCTCTAAAAGGTACGTCTATGTTAGCAATGTTAGAAGCAGGTAAAGCTGCTGCCTTGCAGAGATATCTAAATTTCTCTGCTTCCCATCCCTGAACTGCTTCAGGTAGAGTGGTTAACTCTACCTCGAACAGATTGGGTCTTGCACCACCACCAACTAGTTGTGACTTAAAGTTAGAGAGTGTCTTGTTTTCTCTTGAAGTTGCCATTTTAGGTTATCCTCCTGTGTTATTTAGATTACGAAATTAAACTCTACCAACTACTTCATCGAAGCTAACACCAGTACGGGTAGCAACAAATGTAAGTGTTACGTAGTTGATGGACTTGGCAGGCTTCAGGAAGATGTCTGCTCTAAACTCATTATTATCAATGACATCAGGTGTGTTGTTAGTGCTATCGCAAACAACTAGGAATCCGTAGAGTCCTCTCTTTGCCTGAACGTCACGTAGATAAGGTTCAACGATGTTACGGAAGTTCGCTCTTGTTAGCTCATCGTTGAGTTCGAAGAGTTGTGCTTCTGCTGCTTTCTGCAGTGCTTGTTCTACTGTTAAGAACAGACGACGAACGTTAATTCTATCGAATGCAGATGCGTAACCTAAAGCAGTCTTGTCACCGAATAGGAGGGTTCCAATACCAGGTTGTGTTACAACAGCATTGATCCTTTGTGGATACAACTTATCTCTTTGAGACTTGTTGGGGTTGTATGCAAGTTTGATTGCATTATTAATGATACCACGTTGCTGTCCTGCAGGTGAGAACCAAGGATATGCAACAAGATTTGTCCGACACATTAAACCAGCGATGTCTGCGTTGGTTGGTATGTAACGGAACTTATTATTAAAGCGGTCATATGTATACTTGTAACCACTATCAAAGACTCCGTAAGAAGAAGATGCAAGTGAACTGAAGTACTTAATTAAGTTATCAGTTTGAGTTGTTGAGTTAGTTACACCAACAACGTTTGCTCTGTGTGGTCCAATTGTGGCAACACAGTCTTTTCTAGATCCAGCGATAGAAAGTAAGTATCCTGCTTTTGCTTGTGAATCGTTTTCTGAATCAAAGCCAGGACCCATAATGATGTAATCTGCAGCAACTTCATCCTTATTGGAGAACTTACCATAAGATGTGATTATATCACCAAGGGTTGCTTTCATTCCACCAGCAGCAGAATAATCAACACCTGCTGTTAAGGTATAAGTCTTATTACCAATACAACTAAAGGTTATCCCTTGTGCATCTTGGTTCCATGTACCACTTGCAGTTGTAATTGGAGTAAATGATGCAGACTTAGTACCAGTGTAAGCAGTAAATCCAGTTGCTCTTGGTGTAGTTGTCCAATATGTATCGGCAGCACTACCTGGATTACCACCAGCGTAAATATTGTCTGAGTATAGACCTAAGAAATCTTCGTAGAAAATCTTCTCTGGAGAATTGACTGCAGAAATTGAGTCAGATGCCTTAGAAAGACTTACGTGCTTCTCAAGGATATTACCCTGAATACCAGTAACAGTTCCTAAATCATCAACAATTACAATGTGCATTGCATCGTTCTTACCCTTTCTATCAAGAGAATACTTGTTAGTTGCAGGTTTTGGAGCAATTTCTTTCCAGTAAACTGTTGAGTTAGTTAATCCAAGAGTCTGTGAATCATACCAGTCAGTTTG